TGCTGCAGCTTGGGTTAACCCATAACCCTTAGCTTCTGAACTCGCATTTTTAATCCCAACACTTTCTTGAACGCCGTGTTTAGGCATTTCATCAGTGGTTAACGTATGATTTTTCTCACCGCCTGTTTTACCTGCACTTGAAATAGAAGTGTCAGCCTCATCTACACCAACAATGAAGCGCCCTTTTATTCTCGTCCAAACCCTATGCCAAATAAATCAGCTGGATTCTTATTCTCATAAGAAGTATAAACAGAACCAATCGGCCAAATCATATCTAAGATGTCATTTCCATTAATAAGCAGCGTGGGTTTAACCATATAGCCACTTGTTAAGGCAATCGAATTGCTTCCATCACTAATAAATAATCCACCTTCCACATCTAGTGAAATCAATTTTTCACCTCGAGAAATTCCTGTCTCTAGGTCTGACATATTGGCGTCTATTTTGTACCCTTTATCATTAAGAACAGATGTTCCTTGATAATGAATCGGTTTACCCGTTGTTGTGGCGAAATCAATCTTATTTGTAACACTGCCAGTTTCTAAATCTCCCATTTTTCCTGTGAGACTTTCCAAAGATTCTGCTTGGATATTATGTGCAGTAATAATATTAAGTTCCCAATTTTTGCCATTCCAGTAATACTCCGTGTTAGGTTGAATATTTGTTCCATCGGAGGCATCAATGGCAGTCAATCCAGAGTATTTCCAAGTGAGTCCTTTAAATTTTGTGGTTGGCTCTGTGTCAGAAACAATTTTGCCTGGCTTTCCATCGGCACCCGTTTTTCCTGAGTCGCCATAAACGGCTTTTTTCTCTACTGTGTCTTGGGTAAAAGGCGCTTGATTAAAGGTTAAGCGAGTCATTGACCAGAGGTATTTATAAGTCGCCGTCATTTTTGGTTCGACAATTTGCCAGCGCTTATCTTCCCATGGCTCAGTAGGTTTAGTATCTGTGAGAGTAACTTGATATTTTTGCTCAATACTAACTACTGAACGACCATCTTTACCTGCTTTTCCATCGGTTCCATCTTTAACATTCGTAAGCGTTACTGAGGCACTCCCTATCACTTTGCCATTAAGTATGGCTTGATAAGCGTAAACTACTTTATCTGAAAAGCCACTCGCTTCAACTGTAATTTCTTGCGCATTAGCGACACTCTCTCCATCTTTCGTCCATTCATAAGTATCCGCAATGGTTTCAGTTGAAGCCGAACCTTGATAGACATGCGCACTTAAAGTCGTTGAACCTTTACCATTCTTAAATTGAACACCATTGCTTGTTTCTATCTCGGCATGATAAGGCGCATTTTCTTTAGCAATTTCTTCAACCCTGCTCATTAAATCGGCAGAGATTTCGCTTTTTAACTTCACAAAATTTGAGAAAGTAATTTTATTATTAAGTGGATTAGTAAAGCTGATTTCTTGTTCTGTCACTCGTGCTGAGAGTTAAACCACCTTCTGTCTGGTCAAATGTTTTATCCTGAATAGTAACTCTATCACCAATGTCAAGTTTTCTATCGTTTCCTAAAGCATTCGTAACCGCATTAACCGCCACCGTCACTTCGTAAGTCATTTGTGGGTAAGCATAGAGTTTAAATTGACTGACCGCATAATCCCAAAGACTATTTGCAGAGGTAGCTTCCGTACTTAAATCTTTACGAGTGTATCTGTCTGAACTTGAAGATTTAAGCTGTGAAGGAAACATATCCCTAGAAAGTGGCGCATAAGCGGTATTTTCGCCCGCATTCTTATAAAACTCAAGCTGTCCCTCATCGTTATAATGTTTTCCCTCTACTGCCAACCAATTATATTTGTTATTAGAATCAGTTACCGTTGCGGCATTAAAAAAGGTAGCTGTTAAATCCCCGTTGAAGTAATTCCATCAATATTTTTACCATAGTACAAAATGACATCTTTTCTTTTTTGCCCTACTCCATCTTTTTTATAAAGATCAAGTGTGAGATTTTGAAATGTTCCATCATTCTTTAATTTTGTTTAAACAAAAACTCTGCATTAAAACTATTACAAATAGAAAGGATGCGAGCCAATTTAGTTTCTGTACTATCAAAGTTAAGAACAGGATTATTTTTATCCTCATCTACTTCTGAAAATGGATTATTTCCAATTTCTAAAACATTATCTGTAATCTTAGCGGCATTTTTCAAGTACCAAACAATACTATGTCGTTTTGTATTTTTACAAGCACCTACTTCTTCTTTGATCAATTCAAAATTTAAATTTTCACATTGAACTTGTATAGAAAAATGATCTTGTCGAAGATTTACAATTTTAAAAAGATAATCTTCATCATCATAAGTAAAACTAATATAACCTTGCATCGTTAATAAAGCATAATCTGGATGACTTTTATTAACAGAAAAATCAAAGGTTGAAGTTCCCTCCAACAAGTAACGATGCCAATTATCATCAAAATAATGAAGCGCTGCTGGCAAATTAATTAATTATTCCAATACATTTTAATGTTAAATCATAAATATTTAATTGCATTATAAATACCTCTCTTTCCATGTTATTTCAATAGCTGGAGGTAAAGCACCGTTCCCAAAAACACAACGTAACGTGCTTTTTCCTACTGGGATAGAAAAAGGCTCCGAACCATTAATGACTTCATCAACGGCAATCGTCGCCCCTTCTTTTCGATAAACTTTTCCTGAATCCATATTAACTACAACTTTCTCACCTTTACCATAGTGATGATTATCAGCTGGAATATATTTAGTTGCATCTGTTGTTTGATCAATCGTTTTAGTCACATCATTTTTTTGAAAATTAAACATCCTTAGAGACAAATTAGTGATAAATTGATTTCCAGTATCTCTTCCTTTTAATTGCCCCATATAAACAAAAACTTTTGCGCATTTAATTGTTGTCAATTCAGAAATTGTAATCGGATAATTCCCACCTCGATTTCCAAAAGTAAAATTAAAATCTGGACCTTTTTTTTGAATCGTGAAATACCCTGTTGTTGAATTAAAATAGAGGTTTGGGTTAGGCACTCTGCCATCCCCGTGTCCGCCATTATTCAACTCTTGTCCTTTTGGACCAAAAGTCCTAAAAGTTCGAGGATGATTTCCTCCAATATAAAGTTGGGTTCGAAAAGTATTCCCTCTGGTATCATCTTTATATACTCCCATTCCTACCATTAATTTATTAGATAAATCACAGAATAAAACCTGTAGAATACCAGTTTGCCCCATTTTAGTTGCCTGAGCCCAAATGTTAAAGGTAGAGGTGAAGTTAGCAGTTCCTACATCCCCCACTTTATCTGCTGGAACTTTCCATACTTGCATTGCTCCTCTAGCAGAGTGTACCCTATCTTTCTCTGGTTCTGGACCTCCATCTTGTAATCGCAAACCGTCTTTTTTCCATACTAAATTACCAGCGGTTAAGAGTTGACCATTTTGGGGATTTCCAACATCATTTGCATTTTGGAAATGGTCGTTAAAATTATCTTTCTGACTAATTTTTGAAGGATTAAGCAACCATTGCGATTCCACTTTTTTTGTTTCCGTTGTTTTAGTATCAATTAAAGTTTGTTCTTGACTACCTAGAACTAAGACTCCGTTTTCTCCTCCAATTGTAATTGAAGCATTATCTGATTGATGCGTAAACTTAAAAGTAGGAAAAGCAGGTAAAGTGCCTTGATTATTAATTGTGATATCTATTGATTGGTCATCATTTACTATAATCGCTCCATTTTCCCCACCTGAATTATCTGCATTCAATTTTCGAGTATAAGTTGATACCGCATAACCTGATGGAACTATAAATGTAATTGTTCCTGTCGATTTAAGAGTGGACGGATCTTCTGAAAATGTTGGAAGTTGATCTGGAACGGCATACCATACCTTATCTGGTTCGTCATCAAAAATTAACGGAGCAGGTTCAGAAACATCCAAAATTCTTGCGATTCGTTCCTTAGAGGGTACATTTTCTTAGGCAAACCTTTTTTTACAAAAGTAACAGTAATTGTTTTAGCTCCAGAATAATTATTGATAAATTCCTGACCATATCTTGATATTCCTGCTGTTCCCAAATTATTTGTCCAAGTAGATCCAAAATTTCGCTCAATAGAAGTAAAACCATGAACGAGTTCTGAAAGATCTACTCCATTAAAAGAAACTGAAAACGTCAATTATTCATTATCCCCCTTCTTCTATTTGCACTATTTTGATATGTCATTTGAGTTTGATGAATCATTGCGGCACCTTCCTTGAAAAAACTATGACCATCAACCATAGGAGCAGGTTGATTTATTAGAGCCATTGTCTGTTCCTTTGTTGCTTTAAGCATCTCAGACAATAAATTAACAGCTCTCTAATCATGTTCCATATTTCGGTTCGATTTAATTGTTGTATAACGTGAAGCAATACTTTGGCTTGAAGTTGGAATTTTACTGCTTTCAGGTAATATACTTTGCATATCTTGCTTGGCAGATTGAAGTACTTTCGATATTTTTGCCGCTAAACTATGAGGAGCTTCTTTTGTCCGAGCATTGATTGCTTCAATTATTAATTCATCGGCAGTATCTCGTTTAGGATTAATTGCTACTTCTGGTTCTCCAGGTACCTCACCAAAAATACTTGGAATAGAAGCCCAACCACCATTCGCATAACCATGACCCATACCAATATTGGCAAAAAATCCTGAACCTACTCCATATCTTGACATAATGTATCTTAAAGCAGCTAAAATATTATCGAAACCGTTAAAAATATTATCATGTCCTGGAACCTTATATGCATTGAATGTTGCTGAAATGGTTTGCATCAAACCTTTTGCTAAATCTCCCGTAATGTTATTAATATCTCCAATATTTCCTTGAACGGCTTTTTCATTTCCGCCTGACTCTGTTTGAATTTGTGCAATGATACGATCAATATGTGACTTATCTGTAGGGAATCCAACCATATTAGCTGCTTTAATTACTTGTCCACGCCATCTTTCTGCTCCGCTACCACTTGCCCCTTTTGAGATTTCACCTGTTCCCAATTTACCAGTGATATGCAAATGATCGTAGTGATCATTATCTGGCCAAGTTTCCCACACTCCAGTTGCTGGTTGACCTGACTGACCTGATCTATCTCGCACTTTACCTTGCGTGATGACATAACCCACTTTATCTGCAAAATTATCAAATACCCAGTTAGCAGGTTCAAAATATTTTCCTGAATAATTCATAGAAGCTGGATATGCAATGTCGATTGCTTGATGTTTGCCATGCCAATATCTATCCCCTGGTCTATATCCTGATGTAATACCGCTCATTCCAAATTTAGAGATTGCTTGATTAGCAATATCAACTAAATATTGATAAACGCCATTTCCATTCATTACTCCATCAAATGAACCTGAACTTCCCACTAAAGATTGAATTTTATCAATAAACCAATCTTTTACACCGTTAATGAGATGGGAAACTCCACCTTTTGCAATTGTATAGTAAGGATCAATTAAATCATTACCGAAATTAACAAATTTTTTCACAGCCCCTTTTAATAAGCTCAATGGGTCATCGATAAAATCCATGACATTTTCACCGATATCTTTTGCCTGTTCCCAAAGGGTTGACAATACACCTTTTCCTGTTCCTTCTTTATACTTCGGTATATCAAGAATGTTTAATAAATCTTTAGTCTTAGAACCCTCTAAAACTTCGGAACCTTTCGGAAGATAAGTTAATCGATTACGTCCTTCATAGACCCTAGCTTTCCCATCTGGATGAAGGACTAATTCTTGATAATCAGCTCCAGGTGCATCATTAATGATAGCGAACTGGCCTTCGGAAGTTTTCCCTTTGGTACCTTGAGCGAATTTTTTAGGTTTCCAATCCTTCCACTTAACATCTTTGGGCGCATGTACTTTGTCAAGTACCCAGTTAATTCCGTGTAACACGCCGTTGACACCTTTGGAGATCCAATCAATCATTGTATTTGCAATGTCTTTTACTGAAGATAGTATATAATCAATTCCACCAGATATGGCATTCCCTATGTTTTTAGGAAGATCAGTTGCTGCTTTAACGATGTCACCAAATACAGAGCTAACTGTATTCCAAATCTTACCGAACCAAGTTGAAACACTATCAAAAATACTAGAAACAACTTTTTCAACAGGTTTCAATACCTCACTAATTGGCTCAATAATATTTTTCTTGATTGCTTTCCAAGTATCTCGAACAAAATCACATAGTTTACCAAAAATATCCTTACCAATGTTAAAAATTTTTCCAAAAAATCCTTCGACATCTTTCCAAGCTGTTTTTACAGGAGTTACAATGAATTTCTTTATGTTTTCCCAGATTCCTTTAGCAATCTTGCATATTTTATTCCAAACTTCATGTGTAATATTATAAATATTATCCCAAATACTCTGGACTATTTTTATTAATGACTTAAGGGTTTTAGAAATACCTTCCAAAGCCTTAGAAATGTATGGACTAACCCATTTAAAGAATTTTTTAACTATCTTTTCTATACCTTGAAAAACTAAGCGAATGGTTCCATATATAATCCAAAATGCTGTTCGAAAAATATGAATAATAACTTCAACAATTGGTGAAATAGTTTTCTTAATCGTTTTTCCAAAACTAGATAATGTTTTTGAAATTGAACCGATTACCTTAGATATATTTTTTTGAACACTATTAAAAGTTGAAGTAATATTTTTTCCGAGGCTTGATAATAATTTCTTAACAGGTTCAAATTTTTTTGAAATTATTTTACCGAATGAAGATATTGTTTTATTTGCTGTCTTAACTGCACTGCTAGCTGATTTTCCTAAAGATTGTTCCCAGCCTAATTTTCCAGTAAAAAAATTACCCAGCGTTTTCTTAATAGTTGGCCCATATTTTTTTAACCCTTGCTGGATTTCTCCACCTAGCTTTTTACCTAAAGCCGTACCTCCGAGTGCACCTAAACCAGCACCAATAGCACCACCTACTGCTGTACCTATAACAGGAACTGCCGAACCTATTGTAGCGCCTGCTACTCCTCCCGCTACTGTACCGCCAAGAGAACCTGTTGCAGCTCCAACTTTTTTTCCAGCATTGTTTTTGTTGATGCCAATCAATTCAAATAAGCTAAATAATACATCTAAGCCAGCAATACCACGTCCAGCTGTTTTCAAACCGCCTTTTGCGACTTCACCAACTTTGCCAAGTTTAGTCAAAGATTTCGCAGCTTCTGCCCCTTCTAATACTTCTTCAGCTCCTTTAGTAGCTTTGTTAGTTCCTTTACCGATTTTTAATCCTTTAAAATTAAGTAAGCCACTATCTCCAGTAATCAATTCAACTGCTTTTAGTTCCATTAATGCTTTTTTAGCCTCTTTTACCGCACTAATGAATGCAAATATTTTTTTGGTAGCCCACATTGCTAACACAATTTTTGTAACTCGTTCAATTTCATCTTTGTGTTTAGCTAAATTTGTAAGAATATCATCTATTTGTTGTAGAGGATCTTGAGCTTTCTTACCATTTTCATTTACATCTCCTAAAAAACCTGAGATAAGGTTCAAAATATCTTTGAAAACTGTCCAAGTTGTGTCCGCAACTATACCTAGAATTTTCTTACCATTGTCTATGATATCTACAATATTCTTTTTGTGTGAATCTAAATACGAACAAACTTTATCTACGCTAGTCCATATCCCCCCAAACACTTTGCCGCTTACTTCTCCAAACGATGGCATGTATTTTTCAGTTATATCTAAAATTTTATTTCCAACAGGAATTAATAAAGCTTCTACTTGTCTAATAGTGCTTTTAAAACGCACACCGAATGATTTTTCTGTTTCTTCTGCTGTTTTCTCAGCTGTACCTGAAACATTTTCATAAGCATCATTAACATCTCCAAGGCTTTCGATAACCTTCATCGCATTATCTTCACCAAGTGCAGACCAAATCGTTGATGCAGTCGAAAGTTTTTCTTGTTGATTTTGAGTATTTTTCAAATCAGAAATAACAGATTTAAAAACATCACTTGCTGTAGCCTTTCCTGCTTTAAATTGATTAAATAATTGTTTGGTATCATCCGAAAAACTATTTAAATTTTCTTCAATGCGACCATCGTTTAAGCTAATTGTAAATTCTTTGACAAAATCATTGACTTTATCTAAGTTATACGCACCAGATTTTAAACCATTTTCTAGAATTCCAAACATATTTTTTACATCAAAACCAGCTTGGGACCATATTTGACCATATTCTGCCAAATTATCTCCTAGTTCATCTGTCTTATCTAATCCTCGTTGAGCCCCTTTAATCATATAGTCAAACGCTTCGTCTGCACTTAAGCCAAAATTTGTCATCAACGAGTTGATACCACGCAAGGACTCATTCAAATCCATATCAAATTGATCACGTAAAATAGTTGCATATCTAGAAATTCTAGCCATGTCTCCACTGGGCATTTCTTTTAATTGAGTGTTTAATGTTTTGACAACATCGGTTGCATCCTCAATAGAATCAACATAACCAGAAGTAAATAAACCTCGTGTTACCGCCGCATAGCTTTTTGCTTGTTCTTCGGAAAGTCCAAGTGTGTTCTTAAGTTTTATATGTGCATCTTGTACAGCACCTATTTGCTCGATCCAGCAAGAAAGACTTGAAGTCACTTTTTCGACGCCTTTCGCTGCAAGCATACCAACAAAAGTTCCAGCGATAATTTCTTTTAATTTTGAAAAACTTTGTCCTGATTCTTCAACCTTTTTACCAAGTTTTTCAATATTTTTTTGAGCATTTTGTGTTTCTGCATCAATTTTAGTTTCTTTTTTATTAGGAATTTCGTCTAGCTTTTTTTTAACTTTTTCAGAAGAGTTTTTTACTTCTGTATCTTCTGCTTTAATTTCAACTTCTACTGGTTTCTCAAAAGTTAAGTCAATTACTTTTTTGGTGTTTTTAGCTTTTGTTTCAAGTGTTTTTGCCTCGTTAGTAAAAGAGGCATCCATTTGTTCTCCAGTATTCTTTCCTAGTGCTTTTAAAATTTCATCAATTTTTTTTGCATCATTTAAAAATTCTTCTTTTTTATTTAAAAGAATATCTATATTGATTGTTCCATCCGCAGACATTGAAATGCCTCCTTTCTAACCTTCAGCTTGTGCTTTTAACATAGAGAATATATCGCCCATTTGATTATCTAAATTATCAACACTTTTTTCAGATTCTAAAGCATAGTATTCCTGAGCCTCCAACAAATTTGTTAAGGCTTCACCTTCGTATTCTGCGTGAGAAGCTTGCCTAATCGATAAGATTCTCTTGAAATAAGATTTTTCGCTTAAACCAGCAAGTAGTGCTTTGAATTTGTCATAATGCAACTTTCCTCGTTCTAAATCTAAGTCAATGCCGTAATCAAACAAAAAAGAAGCATAAATAGCTTCTGCATCTTGCGTATATGAAAAATACTTTTCACTAACTGATGTACAATCTTCTTGAATACTTGCAACTGCATTAATTGTTTTTCCGTATGGAGTTTCTTTTATCTGTTGCGAGATTATATCAATCACGTCAACTTTCTCCTCCAAAGATAACGGTGGCGAGAACGACTCTTCTACAAAATTATCAAAAGCAATCTCTATCTTGTCATTAGAAAGTATACTATCATCTTCAAGAAGCTGATACCATAAAAGTACTGTATCAAATGAAAAATCAACGGCTACTTTTTGCCCTCGAATTATTATAGAATCCTCTAATGGTTCAGTTAAACTAAACATAGATTACTTTTTCTTTTTATATTTATTTTTTGCGTTTTGATAATTTTGTTCTTTATATACTTGATTATGTTCATCTATAACTCGGATAATTGTTGCCAATGCCTGAGTACTACCATCGTAAAAGTTGTAAATTCTTTCTCCTTCTCCTTCTTCCACTATCGCATCAAATAACTTCGAACAAATTTGTTTCATTTCTTTAAAAATATTATTAACGTAAGCTTTTTGTACTTCGAGAGTCTTAGTATCCACTTCTTCCAATTTTTCTATATCGGTAGACCGTTTAATCAACTCTGAAACCTCTAAGTGAACATCAGAAATTAATTTTGTAGTTTTGTCATTAAAAATGACTTCTACTTCTTTTCCTGCAATAATGAATTTTTTTCTAGTTTCAATGAGTTTATCGATATTAATTACTGTCATAAATTTTCTCCTTTAACTATCATAAACAAAAAGTGAGGGTTCCCCCTCTCTTTCATTATTTATCAGCTTTTGCTGCTTTGTTAGCTTGGCCACTAGTACCACCAGTAGTTTGAGCTGCTTCATATTTAGGTTTCCCATTCAATGCTAGTGTGAAACTAAAGGTTTGTTTCACATTTGCAGCTCCTCCAAATGGAACGATTGCAGTTAATGTAGCAACAGATGTAACTGTATTCCCTTCTGCATCAGTCCAACGGCAGAGTGTTCGAAGTTTGTCACCAATATCTAAAAATCGTGCTGCAACATAATCTTGCGCTTTATCTCCCATTAAACGGTGACCAGAGAGCGCAAATGTAATATGTTTACCAGTAACTTCTGTATCTGAGAAACCTTCGCCATCATAATAAGGAGTATTATCAGACGTTTCAGAAGAGGCGGGAGTAATTGTACTAATTCCCGCTGCTAAAACTGCCCAATCTGCATTCGCAATATCATCCATGGATGTATTTCCTGCAACATCTATTTCTAATTTGTTCTTAAAGTTCAACAAAAATTCTTGTTTACTCATTTATTTTTCCTCCTGATAGTTGAATAATATTTACTTTAAAGTTGAGAGCATAAACACTGTAACCTCTCGTGTCTTGTTCAGAAACAAAAGGAGTTCCAGTAATTTCAATAGATTGAAACACAAAGCTATTGTCGTTACTCTCTAATTCTTCCAAATCCTCTATAAGATTAGCAACAAGCCAAAGCAATTTATCTGCCATTTCTTGATCTTGAGTTCGTATGCCTACTTCAAAAATAAGCTCTTTATCCTTATTGCCCGCATAATCTTCTGAAATCGTTCGTCCACCAGGTATTGAAAAAAGCTGAAAAGAATCCTCCGATAGAAGATAGCCAATCTTACATTCTTGAGGGAGATTTGGAATAGCATTAATAACATCACACAATCTTTCATTGATGTCCATTAAAATTTTCCTCCTTTCACAAAAGCTTTACACCAACTGTCAATGTGATTAGCTTTTGCTTTCTTATCCCAATGTGATCCAGTACCTGGGGTAGAATAGTTCTTAAATTTAATTTTCTTGCCTTTTTTAGATATTATATAACCTCTGTACTGAGCCTTAGCATAAGGCGTTTTGTAGGTTATACGACTATCAAGAGCAAAAGATTCATCTCGTAGATGCCCTTCTCTTCTTGGGGCATATAAATTCATATCTGCATGAACTTGATTAACCAAGGCGAACTGAGCTTTACCAATGTTTTTCACACTCATTTTTTTTTCGTAATCATTTGAGTTTATTGAAATATGAATTCCCATTTATAATACCTCAAGCTCATATGTATAAACTTCATTTGTAAAAGGATTACGATTATCAATGATTTTTTGGATAGTATATTCTTTACTTTCAAATATAAGTTTTGACCCTACGTGTCTTTTATCTAAATTTGGAAAGGGAGTGGACACTCCAGCAAATAAAAAAGCGATAGCATTTGCTACTACTTCCCTGTTATTATTAGAGCCACTATAAACTGTTTGAGGTTGAAAAATGACATGTTCAATTTGCACTTCTGGCTCAAATTTCTGCTTATTGTATCTATCTGTTTTACCAGTCACTAACTTCACCAAAATAGATTGATTACAGAATTTTTTAGGCATAACTGGAATCATAAACCATCCTCCCCTCTGTACAAAAGACCTGTTCTAAATAAAATTCGATAAGCTTCAATGGGTATCATTGTTTTTCCTATTGTACCTGTGTTAGTATTTTGAAAACTCAAATTCATACGTCCAACACTCACAGTATTTGGACTATTTCTATTCAACTCCGAAAAAGTCGTAGCATCCGCTGAATGTAAATAGTCGACCACCAACGCTACTGCTTTTCGAAAATGTGAAACCCTATATAAATCTGTATCATTTTCAATATCATGTAATTGATAATAGTCCATAGTAATTTGATCAAGATAAATTTCGGCATATTTTTCAAGCTCATCGAATTTATCTTTTGGTACTTTAGAAAAATTCATATCCGTATATTGTTTATAGTCAAGGTATGGCATCCTTAATCACCTACTCTTTTTTAGATGCTTTAATTTCTTTTTCTAATTGCTTAATTCTAGCTTCTAGTTTTTGATTTTGCTCTTGCAATTCAGCATATTGAGCAACGGAATAGTTTTTTCCACCTGTAGCACGTTCAATAATTTTATATTGTCCAGATTTATCATCAAATTCAACAATATCATACCCATCAGCTTTTAAAGCTTCTTTCTCAGAAGCTTCAATTTGTAAAAGTCGATTTTCTTTTTTTGCTAACATTTTCTGTCCTTTCTACGCTTCAGTTACAATTTCTAAAGCATCTGTTTTCGTTTCAAACAATAGAACATCATCGTAAGATTGTTCATAATAGAGGTAATTTCCTGCAGTACTTGCAGAAGGTTTATCCAAACCAACAAAACTATATTTTTGAGGTGCTGCCATACAAGTTGGATGAATCAACATCATTTGAATTTGTTTCGCTCCCTGCGCAACTTGTGCTCCTACAGTGAAATCATAAAGTGTCATAAAGCGGTCATTTGGGATAGCCGTTTCAATAGTTACTTCATCTAGACGGCGTACAATACGATTAATTTCTCCGTTGTTATTTTGTACAGAGAATGTACGTTGCATACCTTTCGCTTCTTTCAGAATATAATTAACTTCTGGAGAAACAAACAACATACGACCACTTGGTACTCCCGCTTTATCCATGGCTAACATCATTTTGTCAAACTGTTTCAAAATGTTATCTTCTGTCAAATCAACTGCTTCAATTCCTTTTCCACCGTCATGCGATTGTTTCAATGCAAAGAGGCTAGAAAACATTTGTTTATCCATTTCAGGAATTTTTTCGTTGTCATTGTAAACTTTGGTGATATTTGCAATTGATGTCACATAATTTGTTTCATCAATATCTGATGGATCAACCAATGTATCCCAATAACGCTCGTTTTTCAATGTATATGTTTCCCATTGATTTTCATAGTTGGCACTTGCAGCAGTAATTGTACGGCGAACACGATCACGACGACCATTTTTGATAAGAAGTTTTGGAAGTTTAATTTCCTTTGCTCCTGACCATTTAATCACGCTATTTCCTGGAGAATTCCAAAGTTTTTGAGAATAAAGTAAACCATTTTCAGAATAACGTTTTTGTAATCCTTGTTGGTAGGCTTCTGCATAATTTAAAGTTGCATTATCTGTCATTTTATATCCTTCTTTCTATTTTTTAATTTGTTTTTGATAAATCAGCAGTGAATGCATTAATCATTTGCTGCGTTACATCTGCGGGAGAATTTCCCCCACTTGCGTTTCCTACAAATGTTGCTTGTTTACCAGATGAATTATTGCCGTCTTTCTCTGTTTCAAACAAATAAGCATCACTTTCACGAAAACTTTCCAGTTGCTCGTTTAATCCTTTTATGCCTTCATCTGTCACTTCTATTTTATCTAAATCAAGTAATGACTTAACTGCTTTTGTATTACGAGCTTTGGCATCTTTTAGTGCTAACTCAATTGCATTATTTTTACGATCTTCTGCACGTTGATTATTTAAAGATTCAATTTGAGTTTTGTAATCTTCAACTTGTTGCTGAAGTTCTTCATTACTTTTATTTGATTTCTTTAGATTATCAACTAGCGCATTTGCGGCATTCAAATCATTTTGGAGATCTTCTTTTTGCTGCTTCAACTTAGCATAACGTTCATCAAGCTTTTCTTCATTTGTAAGATAAAATTTATTTTCTGGCATGCCACTTACAATTTTATTAGCTTGTTCTTCGGTTACGCCTTGTTTTGTCAAAAATTCTTTAAACTCCATTGTTCCTCCTTACGCTTTTTACGTGGTTGCCTCACTTAGTAACTCTGTTCAATATTTATTGCCCCGAACAATAAAGAGGGCAAGATAAATTTTATTTTGAGTATATTTGTTCTCTGCTATAATTACGAACTAAAAATTCATGCTCATCTACAAGTTCGCGAATTTGTTTTTGTTTACTGCGAATCATCTCATTGCAATGCTTTATCATTGATTCGTCTTGCAAATCTTTTGCTGCATTCATTCGTTTCTTTTGGTTTCTAATATCACGTTCTAGGTTTCTTTGACGCTGTTGAACTTCAGCATTCTTCATAACTTCTTTAGGATTATACTGAGGTTGATTATTAGTATTCACTCCAGGTATAAAAGGATATAAAATATGTTTGCAATTTATTCCTTGTGTACCATCTGGCTCACCATATCCATAATCATAAATAGATTTATAATGCTTATCAGCTCTTGAGTCTGACATAGGAACAATATTTACAACCTTACCTTGTATGTGAGCACATGCTTTACGAGCTGCTAAATGGCTGCTCATCAAAGCCGTTACACATTCATAATTTTCCATGCGCTTTAACCTCAAATCATTGAACGTTCTATGACTTGTAGACTGTATAACAGTTTTGCTGTAAGTTTCCAAGCTCCACTCATGCCCTCCTCGGTCAATAAATGAAGATTTTAAGCCATTGTCAACCATCCGATATACGTTATCTCTAACAGCTTGTTCATGAGTTTTTAGGCCTGTTATCACTTCAAGAGTAGATTGTTTTAAAATTGCTTGATATGCCCGCATTACCGCACTTTCTTGAAAATTGGTTGTGATCAAAGTTTGGTTAACATTATTGTTTAAATCCCTAAAAGTTTGTCGAATAAACGAATCAAGTATATCATCTATTTCTTTACTTACTGGTACGGAACGCTGCGTCATTCTTTGTAATTCGTTATCAATTTCATTCACAATCTTCATGCCATTGCTTACAATTAGTTGTTTAAGCTCAAATGCAGTTTTTTTGGACATTTGAGCTAATAGTTCAATAATCTTATCATTTAAAGCTCCCATTTTATTAAGTTGTTCAGCTTGCCATAGTAAAACGTTAGTTTGATTAACTTCATCAAAATGAGAATTTTGCAAAGTATAAATAATTAAGGAAAAAATTTTATCTTCTAAATATGAGTAGATATTGACTATTGAATCAGCTTGTTTTTGCATATCATCGGGTGTTAACATTTCCTAATCTCCATTATTTAAAAATGCTTCTTCAGAAGTACCACTCTGCCCTTGCATTTCGACATTTAACTGTTTTACCCAGTCTTTGGCTTCTTCTTCACTTAAACCGTAATTACGCATGATAAACTCTTTTTTGGGCATTAAGCCTGCTACAGCAACTTTTAAATCTTCTTCTAATTGCTTATCCTTATCTACGAAAACGCCATCATCAAAGAAAATATTGACATAGTAGTCATCGCTATTGAGGTTTATCAAAGCTTTACCATTAGGAAAAAGCTCTCTATATCCAGCTAGCTCAAAAATAGAGTGAACAAGCTCATTTATTGCTTTTTCTACCATCGTTAAATAACTTGAGCGAGTTTGATAAGTCATAGAATTATTTGATACTATCTCAGTTGCTGTTTTCACCCCATCATCAGCATATGTAATCGCTCCAGTAGATAAACCAATCTGTACTTCAAATTCCTTGATTAAGTGTTGTAATGCATCTTTATATTGAACAGTCCTAATAGGAACTGTTAAATCAGTAATAGTCTTATTTTCACTTGCATCCCCACGAAGTCCGATGAATGTGTCTTCATCATCATCAAAATATGGCTGACGTTCTGGATCATTCTCATTAATACGAATATACTGTTCAGGTACAAGTACTCGTCGTTTACCTAATTTTATTTCTCGATAAAATTGGTCGTGAGTAATATTGATTTGATCTAATACTTCCTTTGCATTATCAACAATTCCAACTCCTAAAGGACTTTCTAAAGTTTTATTGTTAGCACCTGGCGTTTTGAAATAGACAAAAAGCGGTCTGTCTAATGCATCAAATTTTACCGTTTCAGCTAATTTAGGATATATTTTCGTTAAAGGCACTTGATTACCAATAACATTTTGTTGCTCAGAACGATATAATTCATTTGAAATCACATACTGTCCATCTCGCCATTCGTGAAACTCTAACAGCGTGTAATAAACAGTTTCGTCATTTTCTGTCCTCACTGTACGTGTCGCAATTGCACACTCTGTTATATCATTTGTATTGGATTGTAACGGATAAAACTGATCTGCACGTATCCAGGCAATTTTTATCTTTCCTTCATCATTGACATATGGACGCATAGCAAAGCCACCTAGTGCTATACCTTTTTCAAGGTTGGTTTCAAAAAGATTATAAAAATTATCTCCTTGAAAAATTTCTTCAAGTAATTCATTTGCCTCTTCTAAATCCTCTTCATGACCTTCAGGAGATATTAAGCTGATTTTACACTTTTCATTAAAAATAACACTCGCTAAACGTCTAGCAGCCGTCTTTGTTATATTCAACGGGTAAAAAGGACGAGTTTTCTTTCTTGCTTTTGAATTAATAAACTCAACTGGTTCATATACATTAGAATAGTAACGAATATTTTGATCTATTCGCTTATACTCATCGGCTTCTATTGTAATTTTGGGATGATCAGTAATACTTGCTAATTGTTTCCCATTAATTGCTATTTGCACTGCCTGTCCTCCTCTCTTAAACAATCCTTTTATCTTATTCCATATTTTCATACAATCTCTGACCTCCTCACCATTTCAAATCAATATCTCTTAAATTATCTTTAACAAAATACTGAAATTGGTCGCATGTGTGATCGTTGACCTTTATTACTTTAGGATCATCAGATTCTAGAGTTTCCTCATCCCACCTATAATCTCGATGTTCGTTAATAAATATTTTATTTGCTTCATTGTCCAAATAAAAAAACCTTCCCTGAGCTAGAAGATTTTGAACATAATCAATCATGTCAACTTTTTTTATTTTAGCGACAGGATGCCAACTCTCACCGTAATCTTTATAATACTGATTCTTTAATGCTCCTTCTGCGGAATCTATCGTCAATTTCTCATGGAATTTAGTATATTCTGTTTCACATTTAATAATAAATTCATGTAAATCTCTCGCAAGTTCGTCGGGTGCTTTTTTATTAATTTTTCCTTCTGGAGAATAGTAATAAGTATCTAACAATATTACCCTTTTCTTTTGCGTTATCGCATAACAACTGCAAGTCGTAGCACTAATTTGGTGACCAGAATCTGTTGAAAAATAAAGTCTCAAAATGTAATCATCATCTGGTAATTCATTAAGCGGATGGAAATGAGCCATATTATAAATATTTGTACCTAAACCAATAACTTCGCCGAGATACAACCATTTATAATAATCCTCATCATTATCTCGATAAGTTTGAATTAACTTTAGCTGTTGCGGGTCGGTAAAACCAAGTTCATCATCCAAATAAGTTGAATGATCTATTAGATACTCTTCCAATAAAGAACAACGTTCAACCCACTCGTTTACCCAATCATAAGGCTTTTTAGGTGGGTTCCATGAATAATATATTTTTACATGTTCAACCCATTTAGAACGTTGCCTAATAAAAGTTGCATTTGTTTGATCGAATACTTCTGCGTTTTCAAAGTTCGCAGCTTCTTCATACCACATAGCAATAACATCACCAATAGCATTAGACTTTAACTTTAATGGATCATCTACACCATAAAAATAAAATTTAGAACCAGTTTGCTTATGAATAATTCTTAAAGGAGAAGTTCTAAAAATATATTCATCAGCTATTTTCAGCATTGTGAGCGCCCATTGTATCTGTTGATAAACTGCGTCTCTTAAGTATTTGTGTTGACTCATCATACAAACTATATTTACCTTATGTTTAGCTTGCGTATGTTTTTTCATTTCGGTAGCCAGTTTTAAACTAATTACCGAAGATTTAAAAGAGCCACGACCACCTTTCATCAAAATATAAGGGCATTCTGTGTGCCACATCTTATAAAAATGAGGATTAATCATTTTAGAAATCTTAATCTCCATCCTCTATATCCTCCACCGGAATATCATCTATAATTACCACACTCTCATCAGAAGTTTTATCATCATCAGTTGCCTGCTTATTCTGATTTCTCAAAAGTTGCGTACGTTCTTTTTGTTCAGCTAAATCATATCTGTCTTTATTTGCTCCAGTAAGTTTTATGATTTGACTAATAGCTGAAATATCTCCACTTAAAGCTTCCTTTACGAGCGTCAAAGCTAGCGCAACTTCATAAGTATTTTCAAACCCTAATTTTTTTAGTTTTTGAGAAATTTCATCCTCTGTTACTTCAGATGTCAATATCATATTTAAGGTTTTTCTTAAATCCGCTTTTTTACGCCTAGATTTGCCACTAGCAATTCCACCCTTTTTAGCAATTTCTCTTTGTTCGCTCTTTGTTCGTTTGTTTTGGGGCTTTAAATTTTCTTCATTTGCCATCCATGCGCTCTACCTCTTTCTTTAAATAATAAAAAGCCGTCATTTCTGACAGCTTAAACTTTCACAGGTTATGCTGGAATCGAACCAACGCTAACAGTTTTGGAGACTGTTGTACTACCATTATACGAACAACCTTTAATTGTGCGGTTTTTCTCCAACCACAATAACACTCTCATTATTAAGCGACTAACCCAACAGGCTCTACTTAAAGGAGCAACTCTCTAAGCTCCTGTTGCTTTTTTATGTTAGAGCTGAGAACGAAACTCACCAACTTTCACACGATATAGATTTAATAATAAATTTATGTTCCTCTTTAACATACTTTGTAATCATATATGCTTTGCCTTGTGCTACTCATACTAGGCGCTTTTCTTATACCAGAATTTCTTCTGTTCACGGCAAATCGGATTGTTTGATTAATACTAAAGTTTGATTGATTATCACACCAACCCTTATTCAGCCGAACGTCCAGTTGTTTATTTCCTGTAGACGTCCAATTCTATCCAACGAAAAGACCTATGCTCTATGATTATGTTACTGTGGCACACCTCCAATTTCACACTAGCTTTTACTAGTTCCTCCATCTCTCACGAGTTTCAGATAAAATTCAGCAGGGCTATCACCCTGCCTCAAATTAGCTACTTTAGGCATTTCTGCCAAAGAAGGTTCTCGGACAAGTATCACCTTGCTTCAACCGAGATGCACAAACGGAAACTGATGGACTTGAACCACCGCCCCACATGATTAACAGTCATGCGCTCTACCAACTGAGCTAAGTTCCCAAATGCTGGTTTTACCGTCCAGCAACGTTATGAAGCAATATCCAAACCGAACGAATTACATTTTGTGCTTTTGTTTTTTACTTCATGTTAACATTATCGCATTTAAATCAGGCACAAAACGGACAAAAAACGGGCACGATTTTAGCCTATTAGTTCAGTCCACAAAGAGTTTCTCAAAAGCTCTTTTAAATTATCGTATTTGCGACGAGCTGTTCTCTCGTCTATATATAATCGGGTAGCAATTTGCCACCACTGTTTCTTTTCTCTAAATCTTAGTTCGATAATTGTTTTGATTTCTTGGCTGACAGTGTTCATCAACTCATCAAGCGTTTGTTTTTGATCAATCATTTTTTGAAGTTGCGTGTCTGACTCAATAATTAAAAGTCTGCGTTCTTGTGGTGATGTATTGCTGCTAGTGCCACTTCCACCCACTCGTTCTTCATGTTTTTCGCGAGTAATCCAACGTTCTCTTGAATTAATTTTTACTTGAAGCATTCCTGTCATGTAGTCATTCAATAACATATCTAATCGATCAGCCATTTAAAATCTCCTCCAATATATGATATAATTAAAGAGAAATTTACTTGTACTAAGCTCGTTCCCAGCGAGCTTTTTTATATTATTTGACGAATATTTTTGTTAGATGTTATAATGTTTTCGGTCAGTATTTATCATTTATTGATGAATTTATCTAATATTGCTGCATTTCTTAGTTCGAACCTGACCAGTTCGAGCTTTTTTTAATATCATTTGACAACATGTTTTTATAGTTGGTATAATATTTTTGGCCAAACATCATTTGCTTTCAAGATTAGACTTTACCGAATCTGGCCAATTCGGTTTTTTATTTGACTAATAATTTAACCATTTAGTATAATATTCATGGCCAATTTTATCATCTATTTAGTGGGTATTAACGACTACAGTAAGCTCGAGCTTGGCCAGTTCGAGCTTTTTTTTGTTTAGAATTGTTCCCAATCGTCTTTTTCTTGATTTGAATCTTTATCGGTACTTTTCTCTATCGTTCTTACCAACATATAAACAAGAATAAATACCCATGATAAAGTTACAAATAACAGTAAAAATTTTATCAGTATCATTTTTGTTTCCCTGATTCGTCCACAATTGTAGAATCCGCACCTTGAACAGTTACAAAGCCATGTTTTAAATGCGCCTCTGCTTCTTTATACTTAACTAGCTCATCAGTAATAGATTCTGAGAGTTTTTTGTTGGCTTCCGCTTGTTTTTGAGCTGCGTACAAATCTGCATCTGCTTTTGTTTTTGCCACATCCGCATCTTTTTTGGCATTTGTAATTGCTGTTTCTGCATCCTTCTTAGCTTTCTCATTGGCTTGTGTCGCAGCAATAATTCCATCAATTGTTTTCTGAGTATCTGAATCGACGTCTGGCACACCAAGCGTCACATCATCAAGAACATAACCTTGACTTGAAAAACGCTCTTTGACATTTTTTAGAACATCGCTTTCTAAAGTTTCGGCTTTACCTGTCAATATATCAAGAATCGAGTGCTTCACATATTCATCTCTAAGTGCATTTTGAGTCTGAGTACGTAACCATCCTTTTTCCATTCCTTCATCAGTCACATTACCAAACTTTTTATAAATCTCTACAATTTTATCTGGATCAACATGATAAGCAAGTTTTACTTCAATATTAACTCGTTTACCATCTGAAGTTGAAACTACAATAGAAGAATCTTCTTTACCTGATGCATTATAATCAATCTGTTTCATTTTAGTTGGATATTCCAAAATATTGCTAAAGAAAGCCCAATGATAGCCCGCTTTTAATGATTTTTCAGATACAATTTTACCTGTTTTACTAATCTGTACTCCGTTATAACCATTCTCAACTTTTTCAACAGAAGTCAGTGTCACAACGGCACCTACTAGAACAACAGCACCAGCAATAATTGCAGCTTTAATTTGTTTATTATTCATAATTACTATCTCCTTTCGGTTGAGTTTAACGAGTTCCCAGCTCAATAAATTAATAAAATATTATCTTCTTCTGGTAAAGGATAACTTGACAGAAGCCCATATCACCAGTTTTTCACTATCTTCTATCTATAATAATGCAAATATTTATTATAATTGCTAGTAGCGAAAATATAATAGATATACTACTTAGAATCATTTCACCACCTCAATCCATGTGCTCGTCGAGCCATTTTTCAGTTTCTGTCATTTCGAACAGCTTACACATTAGTTTCATTTAATCAACTCCCATCAATTGTTTTAGATTAGCAATTTCTTGCTCTTTTTGTTCAAGTTCACTTTTAAGTAATTTTTTGAACTTATTTGTATTAACATAACACCAATAGTTATGCGGATGTAAGTATGTTAATTCTTCATCATCTTTAATCTCACTTATGCAAACTTCAAATTCATATTTGGCTTTACTCAAGTCCTCAAGTTTTCTGATGTTATCTTTCAATTCTTCAAGTTTCATTGGCTGTCCCCTCAGCTAGCATCGCCTTTTTAACGTTCTGTAAATATCTAAGCTGTTGCTTGGCATATCCTACTTCCTGACAATCCATTAATCGTTTATTTACATCTTGCACTATAAAAAGCGGAAAATCGAAGTTACTGATAATTTCACTTATTTGCAATGCTGTTTTTTCTAATTCGGTCATTTCTCATTTCTCCAAATATTAAAATACTTAGCGACTCTGGCTTCTTGTTCTTTGAACTCTTTCTCCATTTGCTTCATTTTCAAATCATGCTTGGACTTACGTTCAGCATTTTCCTTTTCAAGTTCGTCAAACTCATGTTTGAGCTTTTTAAATTTCATTCAATCCCTCCACCACTTTCACTAAATCATTATCCACCAAGTAAAGATAGATTATATTACGATGTGAACATCCGAGTAAGGCGTCATTCTCTGGAAACATAAATTTATAAAGCTCACTATCTTCATCAAGTCCATCAGTAATTACTTTCATATAAGCCCCGACATCACTATAAGAACGAATATAATCGTTACTGTATGCTTCTTCAATTTCTTCTTCCAACTCATCCGCAATGCTTTTCGGAATCGTGAGCTGGGGTTTATTTAATGTAACTGCCTTTAATTCAAAATGTTCTTCACATTCTGGACATTCTAAAATATTATTAATTGATACACAGTCATTCCATGAATCAAGTTCATAACCACAAATTGGGCATTTTTTATCACTCATCGCCGCTCCCTTCAATCGTCGCATTCTCTGCTAGTACATCATCAATATTCTTTCCAGTTACTTTTTCAATATAATCAGCTGCTATCTTATGAGTTTTAGCTAGGTCTGCAAGTTTTCTGTCTATAAGATTCCCAACAACAATATCTTGAGTGATATTTGCTGCAGTACTTGCTTCAATTAAAGTTTGAATACAACTATTAAGCTCTTTTTGTAGCTTTTGATTTTTGAGTTCTGCTTGTAAAATTTTCGAACAGATGCAAACTAATGCATCCTGTGGCATTTTTTTTAGTTTTTCAATCATTTGTGCTGCTGTTAAATTTTCCATTCTCACACCTCGCCAGTACTTCCAAAGCCACCTGTTCGCTCTCCACTTGCATTATCATTATCAACTAGCCCATACTTCACAAAAACGGCTTGCATGATGCGCTGACCTGCTTCAATCGTCACTGGCTTGTCTGTAATATTAGTAAACATTCCCATGAACTCATTTGGAAAATAATCGTGGTCAATTACTCCCAAAGAGTTTGATAATACAATCCCTCGTTTTCTTGGGTTAGAACTGCGGTCAATTAGTAACATTACATCGTTTTGTTCCATTTGAACAGCTAAACCAGTATGTACAAGTTTTATTTCTCCTGGTTGAATTGTTACTGTTTCGCTTGCTGCGATATCATAACCAGCAGAGCCTTTTGTCGCTCTTTCTGGTTTAGTAACATTTCCAATTAGTGTTTTAAATTCTCTTGTCATTTTTATCCTTAATCTTTAACCATAATTTTTTGTTTTTACTGCCCCACATTGAGGGCATTTATAATAATCAGTACCGCAACAGCCACAAGGCTCTGGAAAGTCATCAAACCACTTCATATCTAAATTACATTCATCACATTTCATTCTTCATCCTCCACAGGCACAGCAAACTGCCAGTAACGCTCGTCAATTGCCTTGATTTCTTGTTCGGTAAATAAATCTACTTTTTCATTTATTTCTCTCATTTCTTTCAACTCATCTGACCAGCTCCACAAGAAAGTATAATTAAACGGAAGAGTCTTACGAGGATGACGTCTTGTTAGTGTGTGACGTCCTCCAAGTAAACAAACTCGATACAGCTGCGGTTTTTCGACTTGATAACCGTTTTTCATACGGATTAGTGTTTCAATAGGGCTATTTTCGTCATCATCGAACCATTTTTCAAAATCGGTTAATTCTCTAGTTGACCGACTTGAGTCTCTATAAAACTCTCCGCAGAATACATAGATGGCAAATTCTAAATCCTCAGTGTGAGATTCATACCATTCCGCCACACACTCAGGCACGACTGGCAGGGCTTGCTGTGGTTGCCAGTCTGCGAATACTTCTTTAACTTGGTCAACCTCACAGCACATAGAATTATGGTTTCCGATTACGTCGAATATTTCGACTTTATTATCAAATTCTTCTTCAAACTTAGTCATTTTTCGTGTCTCCGTAATTCCTATCTTCAATATATTTTTTTGTTACTATCTTCTGACCATTTAATATTTCAGAAAGTATTTTATATATAAAATGTGCATTTTCATTATAATCGTTATCTATTGTGATTAATTTATAAATCCTATCCAATAATTTATCTCTCTTATCTTTTTTCATATAAAAACCTCTTTAGTTTCATCTATACACTCCTAACCCTTTTATAATCTCATCGGCGCTCATACTCGCCCAAGGTTCTGGAATCTGTGGGTTTATATTTTTACTTATTCGTCTTATAGACATACACACAATATCTCTTGATTCTAAAAAATATATCCATCGGAAAAAATCTTCACCTTTCTCTGGGTCTAAGAACTTTAATGTTTCGTCAATCTCTGTAAGCCTATCAAACAGCTCACATATTTCTGGATTCATCTTCTTTCTCCTCAAATACTGATTGTAGATACTCATCAGAGTAAAAACCACAAGTTATCGCTTTTTTCAGTTGTTTCCAATTAGAAAACTGACCAATGATTCTGTCGCGATCTCCGCATATATCACAAATTTCTTCAACATTTTCCAAATCATCTTCAGGCGTATCTTCTGGTAAAAGATAAAATTCACCGTCTAGATGATTTTCAATTACCCAATACTTACTCATAACCCGTACTCCATTTTCAATTCACATTCATAACAAATTTGATATTTTTGCTCTGGGATGACATCCTCTTCTGGAATCTCTTTCCCGCATAATTGACAATTCAATTTTAAAACCTCATATTTTGCGTTTTAAGCGCGTTTTTTTATTTTTAATAGTTTTATATTAAAATAATTTTAAACGTTAAATTTGAGCGACTTTCTTAAAAATTTACCGCATTAAATCGACTTTTTAATGCTCGTTAATTTTGAATCAATGAACAGGTCAAGTGCTCCTTCTATTGTCCAACCGTTCGGCAAGGGGTCATCCGTCCAATCCATAAAATCGAGCAGAAAATCTCTAAGTTCTTGACGAGTCAAGTGATATTCTTCCGCCATCAAATTAAATTTTTCTCTTGGCATAACTCTTATTCTCCGTATTTTTGGTATAGATTTTTCGATGATAAAGAATCCCCTTTAGCAAGTGATAAAGCTCGTTCCACTTCATCGGCTTGTTTTCGTTAAAACCAATACAAAGCTTTTGGTAGGTTTGCTCCATGGCTTCATTAAGCTTTGTACGCTTTGAGATAAACACTTGCTCCTGCCCTTCGCCTTTGTAAATGGCTTTCTTCCTAGCTAGAGTAAGCAATTTATTAGCCGGTATGACTTCGATTGCTACCATTGCTGACCTCCTCAATTTCAATCTCAATACTGTGTTTTGGTCCATAAAATTTACTTGCACAAAGCACTACAATTTGGCTGTCGTCTGCGTAATAGCCTAACTTAGTCATATAGTCTTGTAAATTTTTTTAAAAGATTGTCTAAGTCAGGTCGGGTTGATTTATACTTCCCCCACAACTTTTTCTTCTGGTGCTTGAAGGTAAACACAATATTTAAAATAATTGGCACACCTTTAGTAACTGGAGCTTTAGGGGCATGTTTCTTAAGCAAGTCTTTCAATTCTGGATTACTTGTCCCTCTGCGATTATAGAAAATCGTTTTCCCATTTCGCTTAGTCACCCCTTTTTGTTGTTGAGTCGTGGGCATTTTGGATGGATAGAGCATTATTTTCATTCGTCTTCTTCTGTCAACGACTCAACTACCGCATGTTTATAGCCATGAGCAAAGCCAAGTATAATTGCATCCTCGACTGAAAAGTTTTCAGCCACTGCTTTTTTAACCATTTTCTCCAAACATTCTGGACTATTTTCTAAATCTTCCATGGCTTTTTCATGAATACCCCTCACAGTCAAAACTGTAAAAATTTCACTCAACATGTCTGCGACTTCATTTTCTTTGTTCGCTTTGTATTTATTTTGGGTTGTAAATTTCATTTTTGTTCTCCAGTCATTTTTTATTTATGCATCATGCAGCCCCATTTCTCCTGCAAGTTTGTACATCTCGTTTTGAGTCATTCCAGTTGTATCGACTCCAGCTTTAATTAATCTACCCTCATCAGTCCATTCTGGAACATTTCTCCCAGCTTTTGGAGAAACTTTATTTTCTGTTACAGCCTGCTTTTTACGCTGATTAAAAGCCTTGCTTTCTGCTTCCGCATCCGCAAGTGTTTTAACGCCATTACGTGACCAGTAGTCCAAGATGTTTAAAGCCGTTCTAAAGTTTTTTTGTTGCCTTACTGCTCGTTTCATTGCTTCAAGCGTAAGTTCATAGCCATAGTCGTTGTAGGCGTAGTTAAGGTCGTCAAGAACAAGTGGTGGCATCTTGCCAAAATTATTCTCGTAAAAATCAATCAGTTGACTTAAATTTGAGTTACTACTACGACTATTTATTTTATTTTCTTTTTCTTTAGTTTTATTTGGTTTAGTTTTATTGCTATTTTTTTCTTTAGCAACCGCATTAGCTTCGCTATCTTTTGCTAATGGCTCTGCTATAGCACTGCTATTTTTTTGCCATCTTTTAGCTGCTCCCTTTTTGCCAGCCTCAGATTTCTTTCTTGATTTTTCTTCCATTATCTCCATGCGCTTGTTGAATCCTTCGGAGTAGAAACACTCACCATCTTCGGTGAAGGCAAATAACCCAAAGTCTTCTACAATAGCCTTTAATTTTGAGGTATCTACACGAAGGTCAAAGGCTAGCATATTGTAATCTTTGACACTCATGTAGTTCTTCTCTTCACGGAGGCGTTCTAAAATCATAAAGTATATTCCGTAACCTTCCGCTCCGTATTTCATACGAACTGGAAGTAATTTATCGGAATTTCTGGAATTGCTGTCATGAGGGAAGTAATTATTCATGTATAATTTCCCCCTTTTTATTTTAATGTGGTTGAATTCGACCAGTTTATTTTCCAAAATTAAAGTCGGCGATGAGTGTTTATGTGCAGGCACTGACTACTCATTGACTTTACGGCTCGTTACGCCACCCTCCGACTTTTGACTAAATACAAAATCTAAATGCTAAGTTGTTGCTTATAAGCTAGATTCTAGCCGCCTAAGTTTTACGAGGATTACGGCATTGCTCGTTTGATTGCTATAAATTCTTCAATGTCTCTATAAGCTTCATCCAGTGGCATTGAAAGCCAAGTATTTTGTTCTTCAATCGTAGCTCCAAATTCTTTACCAGCTCTAGCTGCCATTCTTTCAACAACACCGTACATGTAAGCTTCATCGACTTCTTTTAATTTTCCATGCTTATCTTTAATTGAATAAGTTTTCACAGATTCAAGAGGTTCAACATTTGGTAAAGCCCAATTAGGCAATTTTGGGTTTTCCCACCAATAACTTTTATTTTTTTTATTGTCATACCCTTTGTTCCAACCGTCAACTTTTTGGTCAGAGGTTTTGGCAAATATAACAGGTAAATCGTATAAGTAACGACCGACACCCCATTGCACTGCTGCTCGCTTCATAGAACCAGATAAACCACCTTTAACTGCTTCTACTTGGGTTTTATCTGCGCCATCCCATTTTGTGACCCATTCTTCTTCGAATTTAACGGATATTCCACACAAGATGCCACCATCTGGACCTGTTTTGAATTCATTTTTCCAACCTGCAATTCCAAAAACTTCATCAAATCGTTCTTGAACCGCTCGATTATCTAGATAAGCTAAAACCATTACCCATGGTTTATCATTGCTCCATCCCATTTGTTGAACTCTCCAAACCACACGATTTGGATTTAAAGGCTTTTGTAATGCCCTCATTTGTTCTTCGTAGTCTGTCATGTTTCCTCCTAAGCGTCCCACTTAATAGCTGGAGATTTAGGCTTTTCTACAATGTACGGTTGTAAATCTTTATAGATTTCTTCGCCGAATTTCTTTTCAAGCTTAGTAATTGCAAGTGGCTCTACACTGTCATAACCATATTTTTTAATCAAAGCTGCTTTAACTTCTGGCGGTGCCGAAATTACTCTTGTATACTGTTGCTTTCCATAAGAAAGGCGAGTAAACTGTTGCCCTTCATCAAGTCGTCTTTTTATTTCCTTCTCAACTTCTTTTTTTATTTTCTCTAATGCCTTAAGTTGCGAACAAGCATTTTGTAATTCACTATTGTTCCAATCTTTAATCATGGACGGATTAAGAAGTAAAGTTTCTCCTGTCTCTCCATCAAGTGGGATCAATTGTAAATCCATTTTTCAAACCTCCGTCATGTATCTCATATAATCTACAAAATCCCAAAAAGTTCGGGTACATTTTCCGTCAGTCACTTTCCATAAACGTTTTGTTAAATATTGAGTGACTGTTCTACCATCTGTTGTTTCAAATTGGTTTGCGATTAGCACTTTATACCTCCAAACTCATTTGTCTCTCCTATTCTTTTTGTAAGTTTTGCTAATTGAATTTTTTGCTGTCTTTCTGCGATTTCATACTCAAGTTTTTCGATATACAGCTTCTTTTGCTCTTCATCCCATTCAGGCGATTCAACAAGTCGAACTGCTTCTTCAAATTTTGTTTGAAGTTCATCTTCCGGCAAGCGTTCGAATGAATCACTGTCTACCTTAATTAAACGGCCTTCTGGATTTCGCCATTTAAGTTCAAACCGAGACCAAGTTCCACTATTTAACTCGTCAGATTGCCATAAATAAACTCGACCATACACTGTTGTTTTTTCTAATACTATTGCCATGTTTTTACCTATTTAGCCGCGCAAAAAAACGGCTCCTTTCATGCGTGCTGAAAAACACCTTGAAATAGCCGTATTCTTTGTGATATAATAATCCCTAGAATTGCTCTTTCAAGAGTGATTTCATTTCTGTGTAATCCGTCCAACCGACCAAAGTATGTCGGATTACACTGTTATTTGTAAATATGGTCTAAGACGATTTCACGTAACAACGCTGACTTCGTCTTTTTTTGCTTCTTAGCAAATTCCTCTAAGTCCCTTATCTCTTCCTCAGATAACTTAAAACCAACAACTTTCATTGGCTTATCAGACCTCAAAGGACGACCAATTTTTTTCTTCTCTTCTTCAGTCAATTTAACAATTAAGCTGATTGAACTTTTCGCTATATTTGGGCTGAGCGTAAAACTTGACTAAGTTCATACTTTTCCTCCTTCTTCTATTTTTATAATAAAATTATATAATTTCGTTTAACGAAAGTCAAAAATAAAGTTAAACGAAATTATTTTTTACAAAGAAAGAGCAATTCTAGGAATTATTATCAGTAACTATTGACATACTGCCAACGTGTGGTATAATTATCTTAACAGTAGTTCGTTCATTTTCGAACGTAAATACCCTAGTAGTGTCAGCTACTAGGGTATTTTTTTCACTGCTAAGAGCGTTACGGGTCAATCTTGCCTAGAAATTTTTCACTAATCTTTGTGATTGTACCATCTTGCAAAGATAGTGATAATTACTCCTGCAATTACAGAAGCAATTATTTCTGTCAGTAGTTCCTTCATTTTCTGTCACCTCCTCTCTAGGCAAGGAGATGCCAAAAAATATTATACCATAGTTACTTTTGATACGGCTATTCAGTTGTCAAGGATCAGCTTAATATTTGATTAAACCACCTTGAATAGAACCGTTACAAAAAATATGTTATAATATCTCCTGTAAAGCTCTTTCAAGAGGTTTGCGTTTTGAGTAGCACGGCTTCGTCGCCAAACATTGACGTGTTACTCACTTTATTTGCTATCTATCTAGTGTTTTCACTAAATCAATAACAATTTGCGCCATGGTCTTCCCTGTGCGCTTTTTTTCTGCTTCAAGAATTGCTTTTGTATCTTCATCAATTCTGATTTGAAAAACTTGATTACGTGGTTTTTCACCACGAATGGGACGACCTATTTTTTTCTTTTCTACCAAATTAAATTTGAATTTTTTTGAACTCCAATCCACAAAATTTGGCTTTAGTGGATGTCTCAACAAGTGTCATAACTTTATCTCCTTTCCTTAAACGATAAATATATTTTATCATTTGTAATTACATAAGTCAAGAATTAAGTAATTACATTTTATAGAAAGAGCCTTGCAGGAAATATTATACGGTTCTATTCAATTGTCAATGGTCAAATTTTGTGATATGATTTACTTATCAAATATAAACCACATCACATTTTAGCGTTCGCTCCACCGAGTGAGCGCTTTTTTGTTATCATTTTATTTTTATTTTTCCTCTTGTTATAATATCCTTGAGCAGATATTGCCGTATCTGCTTAATATTATCGAAAGGAGGAAAATTTGTGGCTTTAATGACAACTGCTGAATTAAAATGTTTCCAATGTGGTAAAACTTTCCCAATAAGTCTTTATAAAAAGCCCAACAACATTACTTGTGTTTTCTGCCTATCAGAAGTTGAAAAAAATATGATAGATAGAATCTACAACGCTGCTTTAACAGTTGCTGACTTAAATTCTCATTTTATAAAATATAATCAAGAGTCTAATGAAGATTTATTTCAGTTACACTTAACTACTGAGGAAGTCGCTTTAAAATCTGATAATAGCTAACAAGATGTTCAAATGTAATAGTAGTAATGCCGTTACGTTCGACCAGATCATCAAGAGTTTTCAATGCCTCTAGTAATCGTTCTTCTCCGATTACTGAGACAAGGAAGGCTCTTTTGTTATTAATAGACTTTAACTGTTCTTCCATAATTTTCTGTTATTTTTCCTTTCATTATAACTGCCGCTTAAAATCTCCCCAGATTCCGCCTGACAGCTTTTATTTAAAATTTATTATAGCCAAGAAATTTGGCTACTTCTTTTTTGTCATAAAGAATTATTCGGGAATCTATATAAGGTGAAACATAACGCTTCAAGCCTTCTTTTTCCCAATTTTGTATTGTTTTCTTACTCTTTATATGGAATTTCTCACATATTTCTTCTCTGGTAGCTAAGTTTTCCCAAGGGTCAGACGAAGTTCGCATTTTAAGAGCTTCATCAATTTTAGATTCAAATAGAGCCATCAACTGTGCTTCCATTGCTGGACTAAATAACCCCTCCATCACTCCTCCTTTCTATATTGTGTTATAAATGTCAACTTACTTTTGTTTTTAAAACGGCTTCAAATACAACCGTCTCATCTACATTTATTATGTTAGCAATCTTCGTCATTTCATCCGCTGTTAAATTTTTGGGAGATTGACGTTTTTTATAAAATCCACTTCTAGATAAACCAAAACGACTTGCTACTACCTTCATGCGCAACCCTGATTCAATAATTAATTCATCGAGTGGTGTTTTTACTTTTGCCATTATCGGCTCCTCTCAAAAAAAATTATTCTGCATCCGCAGTAAGGGAAATTCAGGAATCGAACCTGTTCGCCAGTCTTCCCTGCTCAAGATAACACTTGAGCGATATCATAACTCCTTGCTATAATATAGGTGTTCAAATTAAAATTTATAGATTGGAGAGTTACAAACAATGTTAAATATCAAATCTGCTAAATTCTTTATTGAAAATATAGAAAATAGCTCAGCAAACCAGATTCATTTTTTAAAGGACTTTATTTCAAGAGCTTCAGTAAGCCTATCCATTTCATCTCGGAGTCTAGAAATACGATTTCTGATGTCGTCCTCAGAGGCAATTCCAAGTTTTACAATAAAATACCACTTGATTCTAAAGATGAATTTTCTAAGATAGAAAATGATGTAAAAGAAGATAACGAACTGAATAAAACTCTTAAGGAGTTCAGAGAAGATATTTATAAATTGAGTCATAATTTGATTGCTCCTTTTTCTTCTAAAAAGTTTCTTGCAGAATCGATAATGGGCGGAATCATCCAATATGTAATGTTTTCGAACGATGTCCCACCAATAGTTAAACTAATAACAGGCGTAATACTCTCGTATTTCCTATATAATTCAAAATGACTTTCCGCCCCTCTGGGGCTTTTTTATTTACCAAACAACTATCTTACGTCGAGGTGAATACGTCGTGTACCTACAGTCGCAACATCACTCCGTCTGCCGTACTGAATGCTCCATGATTGTTCGCTTGTTTAACTTTACGAAATATATTATATCTCTTCGTTTCCTTTTTGTCAACACATAAGTTTCATAAATGTCAACATAACACTTTGCTTTAAACATATAGATACAACAACTCCTTTATCATTACCAAAGAAAACTAAGTTGACTTTTAGTACACTTTTATTTATAATGGTCTCGAGGTATCCATATGAAAACAAAAATTATGTTTCCGACAATGGTTAATTATTATAGAAAACTTAATAATTTAACTATGGAGGAATTAGCAGAAAAAGTAAATAAAACAAAATCAACTATATCTAAATGGGAAAGCGGGCAACGCTCTCCTAAAATTTATGAAATTGAAGAAATAGCACAATTATTTGGTGTAGAGCCCCGTATAATGATGTTTGGTTTCAAGGATAACTCTAATGACAAGTACATCTCCAAAACAATAGAAATAATGGAACAATTGAGCGATGTCCATAAAAAAACAGTATTAAAAACTGCAATGGAGTTATTAAATAAAAAAAATACTTCGTCTAATTCAAAGTTTGACACTTTAAATGTGCGTGCAATTGAAGCTTCCAAAAATGGTTTTTGGCACAAAGATAATGTCAGTATGTCTGTAAATATTCCTCACGATGCAGTACCTGCTAGTTATGATGAAATTGCAATCGTCCTTGGTGATTCTATGCTTCCTCATCTCCACCACGGAGACATACTTTTTATAAAAAAAGCACAAAACATTGATAACGATAAAATTGAAAAAGGTCAACTCGGTTTGTATCGTACTAAAGATGGAAATTATATAAAAAAATATCAAGGTCATTATTTAGAAAGTCTAAACCCCAAATATAACAACATATTTTTTAAAGATGATAATAATTTAAAAAGAATTGGTACTGTTATCAAAACTTATCGAAGTACATACTAAAATAGTATCATTCTACTTTAATTTTTTATGATTAAGGAGATAAAAATGAAAATTGGTATGAGAAAACCTAGTTTATCGAAAAGTATTAAAGCTAGAACAACTTCAAAATATAAACGTAAGGTAAAAAAAGCCATTATTCCTGGATATGGAAAAAAAGGCATGGGTTGGATTAAAAATCCGAAAAAAGCAGCATATAATAAAATATATAAGAAAACAACTTTTTCGGTTAGTGACAATTTCACCAAGAGAGTCGGTCACAATCAAAAAAATAGTCATCATCATACTAATCCCACGTCTCAAAGCGTAAATTTTTCAGGTTGTTTGGGTATGGTAGCAACCATTATCAGTGTTATATTATTGTTAATTTTGACTATATTTATTATTACCTTTATCCTATTTTTATTTATTTATTAAAACAAATAATCCGTTCTCATTTTTAAAACAAGGACGGTTATTATTAAATTTTATATATCTTATCTATTTTCAACTTAAAATCTCCCCAGATTCCGCCCGACAACGGTACAAGGAGAAAATAATGAGAAAACAAAAACTTAAAGAAATAAAAAAAGCTGATGGTTCTATCATATTAGTTGGTCAAGTTTATCTTGGAATTGACTCAGTGACCAAAAAAAGACGAAATACAACCATCAGAGCTAAAAATCGTAGGCAATGGGATAACAAAGCCAGACAAGCAAAGCTTGATTTTAAAGAACGAGGAAACACTACCTACATTGATCCATTCAAATTTGAGACCTTTGAAGAATTAACCAATGACTGGATTCGTGTTTATTCTCCTACTTTAAAATCTAACACACGCCTTGCTACTTTAAATTATATCAAAAATTATCTAAGTCCATCGCTAAAGAATTATTCCCTTGATGAGATTACTCCTCGCCTAATTGGGAGCATTGTAAAAAAATGGGCTGTCAATGCCGATACTGCTATAATAAAAAATGGACGAAGAGAAAACGGAAAAGGGAAAGACTACTCCTATGCTTTACATATTTTAAAAAAAATATTTGAGTATGGTTTTGAAGTAGGCGCTATAGAATCTAACCCTGCTATGTCTATTTGTGCGCCAAAACCACAGAAAAGAATCAACAATAAAAAAATTAAATATTTCTCAAATAATGAATTAGAAATCTGGTTACAGTACCTGAAAAATCTTTCTAAAACACCAGAAAATATTTATGATATAAATTTATATATGCTGCTTTTGGAAACAGGACTACGCATTGGAGAAGCTCTCGCCTTAACTTGGAACAATATAGATTTTGAAAATCAAAAGATTCACATTGAAGCTACTATAACAAAAACTGGCGAAATTCAACATATGCCAAAATCAGAAGAAAGCATTCGAGATATTTATATTAATGCAAACACAATTGAAAGACTGCAAAACTGGAAATTGCATCAGATAAAGATATTAAACACATTGAGTATTAATAATAAAGGGTTTGTTTTTCCAGGAATAAAATCTCTGCATGCAAATTACGAAACAACAAGAGTTCGTTTTATAAAACATTTAAAAAAATCCAATTTACCTAATATCGGATTACATGGTTTTAGACATACTCACGCTACTTTATTATTAAATAGTGGTGCTGATTATAAAGAAATTCAAAATAGATTAGGTCATGCTTCGATAAGTACAACAATGGATACTTATAGCCATTTATCAAACGAAAAAGCCAGAGAAACAGCTAATCTCGTCAATTTTTCTTTGAAAAAAATACAATGA